CTCAATTTGAAAGACGGTAGCACTTACAACATGCGTTACTTGATACTCTTGGTTTAAAACGTTTGCAGTTATTACCCCGCCAAGACTTGCTGCATTTGTAAAAGTTACAAAGTCATTTTCTAACGCACCGTGACCATCAGAATCTGTGACAGACAGAGTACAGCACGTTACCGCTGCGCCATCAGAATGCGCCGCTGCCGTTGTTCCGTTAACCCCGCGTTCACATCCTGTCAAAATCGCACTGCTAACTCCGCCATACGTTATTTGTTCTGAGCCAATCAAAATTCGACCACCACCTGTAGGAAATCCACTGGCACTGTTTAAAGTTATAGATTGTGCCGAGTCTGTAATGGCTCCATTTAACGTGTCGGCTCCCCCCGCAAAGGTAACGGAGGAAGATGCAACTCTAAGAGGGGTTATGTCGTGGTATGTTCCGCCCTCACTTATGTAATACTTTAAGGTTGTTCCAACACCTATGTATTTTTCACCCGATAAAGCCACCCAAGCATGAAGTGCACGACAAGTGCCTAAAAAAGCATTGTTAGAGTTCTTTATCCAACCGCCTATCTTTTCAGGAAACCCCATGCGAAATCGTATTTTATCGCCATCAAACCAACCACCTTCGTTACTGTACGAAGTGGTTTCCCTGTTTATTCCAGGCTTAAACTGTAGCTTTGTTAAGGGCATTAGGCATCATTCTTTGCATCTGTAGTAAAGAAAAGTTTTATTCCTAAAAGTCTAGCATCTCCTGCCTGACTATCCGCAGAAACGTCCCGCATAATTTGAAAGTATGTTTGTGTGTCCACTGCGGCACTAGCCACTGTTACCGCGCCACTAGCCGCTGAAACAGTCATATCGTTAGAGGTTCCACTGAAAGCCTTTGCCGTGGCTACCACATTAGTTCCAAAGGCAGTATTTACTGAAGCATCATCTGCTATGCTTACGCCTGACAATCCCCAAGCTACAGTGCCTGTATCTGTTCCCGTGACGGTCCAAAAGGCTTGAAACGTGATCGTTCCCTCATTCCAAGACTTAGGAAAACAGACTGTAAACTGTGCGTTTTCATCAGAACTTGGATCAAAGTCCAAGCACTTTAATTCAGGACCATTGCTTAATTCAACTTGAGCTATGTCAGCACAGCCGCTAGTGGTGTTAGGGTACATTGCTGTTGCAGGCACATATATGGTTTCTAAACCTGCCACTTTAGCAGCAACGCCATCAACCGTTAAAACGTCTGCTTCTAACGTGCCGTCAATGTCAGCATTGCCTGATATATCTAATGTAGCAGCATCTAACTCCCCTGTAAGCGTAAGATTACGAAGGCTTGCTACATCTTTATTAGCGTCCGCCGTTACAGTTTTACTTGCTACAACCGTACCAACAGCCGCGCCTGTATCGTTATAGTTTAGCTCTGCCGCAGTTGCAGTAATTTCCGTACCCGCAATAGCCAGAGTAGTGCCGTTAACCTGACCACCGCTGCTATAAATAACCGCTTTGCTGTTAACAATTGTTCCTGCCGACGATCCGTCAACAAGGTTTAATTCAGCACCCGTAGAAGTAACCGTTGTGCCACCGAGCTTTAAAGTTGCAAGAGCCGTGGTTCCCGCCAAGTTAACATCTGTTAACAAATCATAAACAACGGCCCCTGAACCCTGACCATCCGTTGCAATCATTTTCACTTCGCCAGCGGCAACGGCAACGTTGGCCCCTGTTCCTTGAGAAAACGTCAACGTTGCACTTGTCGCGTTTTCAATCAACCAAACCTTAGACACAGTGTTGGGTGCAAGCGTAACCGTACAGGCTTGACCGCCGCCAGTGCATTTTAAATACAGAGAACGCGCCTGATCTGACTCGCCATCAGCTATTGTAATTGTATGTGTGGACGCATCGGCTATGGCTTCGGAGCCGTAAGAAAACGCCTCACCAATAAGTTCTAAATTTACGTTTGTTTTGGTTCCCCACGTACCAGACGCTTCGCCAGTACCAATCTCTTCTAACCTTAGATCGTTTACATATGTACTAGCCATGTCATTATCCTATGCCGCAATGTCCGTCCAAGACGGTGTTTGTGAGGGAGTTATAGCAGAGAAATTTGGATTTTGCGAGGGTGTGATTTCCCCCCAAACAAGAACTGAGCCAACTGAACCCGTAGCCGAAAAACCCGTCACGTTAGCATTGGCGTCACCCTCTGAAGTAACTGTGCCAACAGAGGCTGTTCCCGCAGATGGTCCCGTAACCGTAACTACCGCGCCAACTGCAACAGTTCCAACAGCCCCTGTTCCTGCCACGCCCGTTACAGCGGTATCTACAGGAATATTGCCAAATCCCGCTATAGAGTTATTAGCTAGTGGGGCAAACCCTAACATTAACTAGGCTCTGTGGGCCAATCGCCCCCGCTACCGTCCATATTTGGCCCTGTCAGGTTGGGCCAGTTGGCGTGTGTGGTAATGTCTCGCAGGGCGGTGCGATACGTTGACCAAGCAGACGGTACAGAACCACCTGCTTCAAGCGCCTTAGTCACCACCCAATCACAATTAGCCAACCGCTTATTGCGCTCATCACGATTGCGTTGCGCTGCCGCTGCGTTTTGGCTTGCAACATAAGCTGTCTTTTCGCTGTTAGTCATGTTTACAACACGGCGCGTGTACACCTTGCCATCTAGCAAATATGGCGTAACAACTTCGCTCTTCTGCGTGGCATGGTCATAAGCTAAATACTTCACTACATCTACGCAGGAATGATTAGCCATCCACGTTGAGTCTGGACCACCTTTGTAAAAGCGCGTGTTTGGAAACAACGCAGTGTGATCCCCAACTGCAACAATCGTGCTGCCACTTAATTGTGCTATCATCATTTCTATTGTCCTTTATCTGCGAATGGTTCTGTGTCAGGGGTAAAATTACCTGTGTGACGAATAAACCGTGACACTCTTAATTCATCAATATACCCATACCATTTTCCGTAGGCTGACGTATCCCAACCAGTTCCTAAGTTTCCTATTCCTGCTTGTAAATTTTGGTCGGTGGCTGTTGTGTAGGAGACAGAGCCACTACTGGCTAAAGTGCCATCTATGTATAACTTAGCAGTTGTGCCATCATATGTAGCACAAAGATGAACCCATTGATTTAAAGTTCTTGCGTTATGTTGAGGTTTAGCTGAACCTATTTGGAGCAAATAAACACTACCTTCAATACCAAGAGCAACCCGCCCTCCACCGCCAGAAAGACCTTGAGCAAATACAACTTGATTTGCTGCTGAGTTTGTACAATACGTCCACACCTCTATGGTCCAATTATAAGCAGGTAATAATGCGCTACCTGAAGTATTAATAAGCCCTTTATCTCCATCACCACCGGGACTATAGAATGATGCTGTGCCAATTTTCTTTTGAGCTGTGCTAGTTACTGCATTACCTTCTAAGGCAATGTTGCTTTTTGCTACTTGGTCAATCGCCTGACCATCTGCCATGTTTAGCAGCAGCTTGGTGTTGGTGATGGCTGTCAATGGGGCTGTTGGAACAGTGTACGTTGATCCAGAATACACGGCAGAAGTTACAATTCTTGCATCACATATATAGCCTAGTATCGGGTTGGCGATATAGCCGATGCCAAACTCGTCGCTTTGACCAGAAAAGTAACTTGTTGTAATATTGTCTTTCGTTCCAACCTTTGCCCCATTTACATAAATGTATAAGCTTGTTCCAGAGCGAACCAAGGCTAAATGGTTCCAACAGTTTCCGTGAATGGCTCCACTGACATATGGCCCACTGTTTGAGTGATCCCCATCATCTGAAAACACATCCCCTCCAGAAGCTTCAAAACTTAAATGTATATAGCCTGTTCCTGATGGAGTGTCACCAATACTAACCGTTCCATAGCCACTTGTTTGTGTATAATAAAGCCAGTACTCTAACGTAAAATTTTGATTTATAATATCTGCTGCTGTCCAAGTTGCTCGGAGAGTATCGCCCGAACCATCCATGTAGGCACTAGCCCCGTTCACCGCTGCGTCATACACACTGCTGGTCAGGAATGGGCCAAATGCTGTGACTGCTGAATTGCCATATGGTGTAATTGTGTGAGCAGAAGCAGAGTTATCAAGGAACCTGTTGCTTTGACAAGTTAGTAGCTTGGTGTTTGTGATTGCCGTGAGCTTGCTTGTTGGTGCAGTGAAATTCCCTGTGTATAAAGCTGTACCTTTTATGATTCTAATATTACTTATTTGACCCAGAAAATACTGAGCGTAGGTATCGTTTCCTTGCCGACCAACACGAAACGGCAAGTTTGTATCAAAGATTGCCCCGAAAGTTCCTGTAACTTTAGAAGCACCATCCACGTATATTTGGATGTTGTTACTGCCTGTTCCATTTTTAACCACAGCAATGTGATGCCACTCACTTTCAGTTAAGCCAGAACTTGCCGCAGCTACCCCTATGGTTGTTACGCTCTCTCCCCCATCACCAGAAAAATATGCGTTTAAAGTTCCGTTACTTTCTAACCTTAGACCCCACGCATTTTGACCGCTGTTCGTGGTAAAGACGCTAAAGAACCACTGTGTTCTAGTTATGTCAGCTATTTTTGCAAAACATTCCCACGTAAAATTTCCTGTACCTAAATCCCAATCAGCACTGTTAGCCGCTTGAAGATAATCACCAGTGCCATCAAACGACACACTCCACTCACCGTCAGGCCTAGCAAATGGCCCAAAGCTACCTTGCGTTATATTGCCAGCAGCCGTCACTGTATAGTTATTTGCAGAACCATCATCAAACGCATTGTTCACACCGTTGTTAGCACCGTCAAAATGACTAAGAAAACTAACACGATTAAACTGATCGTCTGATGCCCCGCCAGCAGCCGCACTAGAAGCGTTGGCCCCAAAACCTAAGACGTTATAACCAAAACCTGACATTTTATCCCCTACGCATCGTTCGCTGCATCAGTTGTGAATAACAACTTTACACCCAATAACCGAGCATCCCCTGTTTGAGTATCCGCGCTAATGTCCCTGTTAATTTGAAAGAAACACATATCCGCCGCAGCGGGACTTCCCGCGATTGTTACTGCACCACTTTCTGCGCTTACCATCAAATCATTTGACGTACCAGAAAAGGCCAACGCCGTTGTTGCTACCTGAGTACCAAAAGCTGTGTTTATGCTTTCATCGCTTGTTATCGCCACACCCGCTAATTGCCATGCTACCGTGCCAGTATTTGTCCCCGTTACCGTCCAGAAAGGTTGGAACGTAACAGTACCTTCATTCCAACTTTTAGGAAACGCTACACTGAACTGAGCAAAATCATCCGCCCCGTCAGCAAAATCCAACACTTTTAAATCAGGACGAAGAGCCGTTGTCTCGACTTGCGTTAAATCAGAACATGGATTGGTCGTGCTGGGATACATAGCAGTTGCAGGAACATAGATGCTTTCTTTTCCAGCGACTTTAGCCGCAACACCACCAACTGTAAGCCCATCTGTCTCTAACGTTC